AGTTTTAGTGAAGGAGAAAAGCGCAAGATTGACTTGGCTTTATTGTTTGCATGGCGTTATATTGCACAATTAAAGAATTCTCTCAACTGCAATCTACTGATCTTTGATGAAGTTATGGATGGTAGTCTGGATGATTCTGCCACAGAAGCGTTCTTGAACATTCTAAAGGGACTGGATAAGGGAACAAATGTTTATGTAATCTCCCACAAGTCCAAAGAAATTCTTCAAGATAAATTCCAAGATCATATTGTATTTGTGAAAAGAAACAATTTCAGTAAGATACTATGAATCTGGCGACAATAGACAATTTAAAAGAAGTCATGGAAATATTCAAGCAACACAAGGAATACTTTCCTCATATACGGCAAGATTATGTTACGCGAAAAATAGTTGCAAAGAATACTATTTTCGAGGATAATGTTGTAATCACCTTTAGCCTATATAAAAAGGATGTCAAGTTGGGTAACTTGACCGTTCCAAAAGGTCACACAATGCTGCATCAGATTGCAGCGGGATCACAAGGTAACGGAAGCGCATCTAAAGTTTTGAATCAATTTTTACAATATGCAGGAACAGATGTATGGCTATCAGTCAGAGCAAACAACGAAAGAGCAATAAAGTTCTATCTGAAGCACGGGTTTCAGGAAGTGGGAACAATATCGTGGATGGGCGGGAAACTGCCGGGAGTGATTTACAGGTGGGAAAGAAACCCTTTTACGAGCGTAATGACCACGTAATTAATAATCTAGATGTAAATGTTTACTTTGAGGATCTACTTGCAATGACTCCAAAGGAGTTTGAGCAGTGGGTAATCGAGATGCGTAAAGCAATTCTAAATTCGTGGGACACATATGGTTGTCCTCCAAGAACAGGAAAAGACGAGCAAGATATAATCGATCAGTTTAATCAACTGGGACAATATCCTGTTCATGAATTTACACATTCAGATGAACTATCTAATGTTCCTGATGATGTAATTGTAAATAAATCCCGCATCGGTGTAGAAGTCGATCAGTGGTTCTCAAATATGTTCAAGACGAGAATCAATTATTCTGCGAATGATACCGGATATTCTATTTACGATATGTTTGCAGATGACAAATATCTGCCGCGAATGATTCGTGGTACTATGCGTCATTTGCGCCGCGATTCTTTCTATAAGCACGCCCTTTCTACAATCAAGCACGATAAGAAGTATTCTGTTGTAGATGTGGGATCTGGTGACGAATGGATGGAAGCGTTCTTTAATAGTCCATCCGTATTTACTGGTTACGATTTCATGTTGGAACAAGTGGCTCCCCGCGAAGGTGCAAGCAGTAGTTATTTTCAACTTGAGCAGTCTAACATTCTTCAACTGACAAAAGAGCAGTTTGAAAAGTGGAAGCCCAAGATGTCATATCGGCATTATTCCACATTTGATCATGAGAATTTACCAGACGATCAATTGTATGCCATTCGTCTGTATAAGAAGGGTGAAAGAGTTTTCCCTGCCGGTTTTGCATCTTTCCGTATTGGTTATATTCAACCCGCAGTTAACTTTCCACCGATGACTGCTAAGTATTTGTATGAGAGGTTTACAGAACACTGCAAAGATCAAGATCGTATTGTAATTTACGATCCATCTAGTGGTTGGGGTGGTAGAATTCTAGGAGCAATGTCTATCCGCGATGACAGGAATGTACACTATGTTGGAACTGATCCTAATCCCGAAAATTGGCAATGTGATGGTCACTCTTCTAAGTACCATGCTATTGCAGATTTTTATAATACAAAAACATATAGAGCGAATCCCTTCTTTTCTTCAACTAATACTTGCGATCTATATCAGCTTGGCTCTGAAGTCATTTCTGAGAACACCAACTTCCAACAATACAAAGGCAAAGTAGATTTGGTATTTACTTCACCACCGTATTTTAACAGAGAAGCATATTCTGAAGATGAGAATCAATCATATAAGAAATTTTCTTCATATGATTCTTGGCGAGATGGGTTTTTAAGACCAACACTAGAAACCTGTGTTTCTTATTTAAAGAATGATAGGTATCTTTTATGGAATATTGCTGACTTATTGGTAAGTGGTGATTACCTTCCATTAGAAGAAGATTCTAGAAAAATACTAGAGTCTTTGGGTATGGAATACAAATTTACATTAAAGATGGCACTGGAAAACATGCCCGGTCAAAATCGTGTGGGTGAAGATGGTTTACCAAAGTGTAAAAATTATTGTAAGGTTAATGGTAGATTTCACAAATACGAACCAGTATTTGTTTTCTATAAACCTTGACAACGCAGCAATGCCTGATACACTATAGTCCATGAGCAAGAAACGCTACAAGTCCATCGGTAGGGGTGATACTGTTGAATCTGTATTACTTGGTGGTGAGCCAAACATTGCCGCCATGAAGATTACGGACGATAGTGAACTCATTTGGCAAATTCAAAAGGCTTTGAATTGGTATAATTATAATTGGTCTGAAAAAGACTACCGCAAAGCCACTCTAGAGTATTTGAAGAAAAACAAATACACTAAAAGCGATCAGGAGAAGGTAGAAAATGCATCAACCGTAAGTTTTGACTTTCGGTGTGTTGGTGCATATTGTCGCGTTTCTAACAATGGCGTAACACTGCCCGAAGCAAAGAAGAAACTAGTTCAAACTCATATTGATAATTTGATCAAAGAGGGATCTAAAGTTCAATATTTGGCACCAGTTGTCGATAAACCAAAAGTTTCAATTCAAGACAGAATTAATGAACAAGTTTCTGAATATATCTGCGAACTTGAAATTCGTGTAGATGAATTGGTTAATTATTTAACAAAACCAACATCGAATAAATTTGAATTTGAAATAACGGAATGGATTCGTAAAAAGGATGTAAAGTCCATGCAAGCGCAAATGATTGCGGATTCTTTTAAACCAAGAATTAAAGAATTGGAAGAAGCAATTTCTGGTAAAGATGAAGATTTAAAGCAAGCATATTCTTGGATCAGTAAGCCAAAACTCAAGAAGTTCTTACAATTTCATCAAGACATGGTTGTGCAATTACAAGCGCAAGCACAATTTGCAAAGAAGATTCGCAAACCAAGAAAGAAGAAAAAGAAGAAGCCAGAACAATTGATTGCAAAATTAAAGTATCAAAAGGAATGCACTGAGTTTAATTTGAATTCAGTTGATCCTAGAGAAATTATTGGTGCAAAGAAATTAGTTGCATTCAACACAAAATATCGTACACTTACTGTGTATGACGCATCTCCATTGGTTGATGGTTTTACAATCAAAGGAACTACACTAATTGGTTTTGATGAGGGTTCTTCAAAAACAAAGAAACTTCGTGATCCTAAAAATGTACTCTCACGCATGATTGGTGGCGTTCGCGCCATTAATAATGCATGGGAAACTGTTAAAACAAAAGAATCTGTCCCGAATGGCAGATTTAACGAAAATACCGTAATTATACAGGTAATTAAATGATTCTAATTGACAATACACAAATCGTACTTTCATCTATCTTTTCTCAATATGATTCACCGGATCAGTTAGATGAAGATATGATTCGACATATTACTTTAAACACATATCGTTACTATCGAAATAGATTTCATCAGGAGTATGGTGAACTTGTAATTTGTCAAGACGCTGGTAATTATTGGCGTAAAGATATCTTTCCGCTTTATAAGTTTAACCGTAAAAAGACGCAAGCAAAAGATGAATTCTATTGGAAGCAAGTTTTTGAAACTCTTTCTAAGATTCGTAATGAAGTTGCGGAAAATATGCCATATCGCACAATGAAGATTGAACGATGTGAAGCCGATGATATTATCGCCACTTTGTCTAAGCATTATCACACGCAGGAAAAGATTTTGATCGTTTCCGGTGATAAAGATTTCAAGCAATTGATGCGATATCCAAATATTGTTCAATATAGCCCAAATCAAAAGGGATTTATTACCTGTGAATCCCCCGATAAGTTTTTGTTTGAACACATTGTACGCGGGGATTCTGGAGATGGTATTCCAAATATTCTTTCAGATGATGATGTTTTTGCAGTAGATGGTAAGCGACAAAAGCCACTATCATCTAAGAAGTTGGACACTTGGTCTAGCACAGGTAATGTGCCAAACGATCTACTAAGTAACTGGAACCGCAACCAAATGTTGGTAGATCTGTCCTACATACCTCAAGAGTATGAGCAGGCAATTCTTGCGGAATACAACAAACCAATTACAGTAGATCGCAGCAAGATTTTTAATTATTTT